CTTTAACGTACAAGATTAGCTTAGTAGAAGAAAAACTCAAGTCCCTCAGTCCCTTTGGATTCTTTGACGTTCAAGACAGAAGTATGCAGATCACTGACAACGACGGTTTAACTATTGCAGAAAATATGGATAATCTAGGAGACGGTCACTCAAGGGTTTGGTTGAATCATTTCGAGGATGAAGATGATTATATATGTGAGATAGAAATAGAGGGTCCTGGGGGAATGAGATTGAATTTTGATCTTGTCGACACCATACCTACATTCCCAGATATAAGCGCCATAGAATTTTGGGAGCATAATGATTTGACTTCGTGGATAACCCTGAACAGTCCCAAACTCAAAACTATGATATTTAAAAGTAAGGAAGTGGCGAATACAATCAAAGAATTCCACAAAACCTCTATGACACCTTACCCTGTGTTCTCCCGACCTGTGCTGGATAAATTGTCTTACACTACGACTAACGCGGTGACGAATGTTTTGGGTGGAAAAATGATGTTTCAAAAGAAACCAATGAACGTCAAAGCAGAAGTGCAAGGAACTTTGAACACATTCTTCAACCTCAGTGGGAAAGACTTTCAGTATTTTAACAACAACACATTGAGTCCAGATGTTGAACTAACAAAACAATGGTTATCCGAACGCCCAGACTGCATCAAAATCACTGATGAGTTAGTAAAAATGATAGATGAGGGATGGATGTTACACCCAATAAATTCTTACAAAGTGTTCGCCAAACTGGAATCCTTATTGAAAGATGAACCCGTTGGATACAGTGAAGACGTCAAAGCGAGGATTATCGTCTGGCAAGAAAAAGGAATTGCCAGTCTAGCAAGTCCAATAGTCATAGCATGTAAGAACCGAGTAAAAAGTTGTTTGAAATCGAATGTGGTTTATGCTGATGGATGGACTCCATACCAGCTAAATCAATTCTTACAAAGAATGGATCCGGAAGTAGAATTTGTTGAAGACGATATTGAGAAATTCGATCGACAGTACTGTCAAGACTTGATCGAGGCTGAATTCCAAATCATCGAAATGTTTGGAGTGAACAAAGGCTTTTTGTATATGTGGA